ACCGAATATGATCTGTTTCACTTTGAGTGCATTGATGATGGAAAAATTGGAAACAGCCTATACAAGATTTCAATTGCAAATCTAAGAAAATCTGCTGATCCTAAAAATCCCTACGGAACGTTCGATGTGCAGGTTAGAAGTTTCTCTGATACTGATACAAACCTTGAGATTCTAGAAGCTTATCCAGCATGTAACCTCAATCCAGCATCAGAAGATTATATCGGCAAAAAGATTGGCGACAAGAAGTTATTCTACAACTTCAACTCTGCTGATATCGAAGACCGCGGCTTAGCAATTAAAGGCAAGCATCCAAACAAGTCGTCTAGAATTAGAGTTCAGATGTCTGATGCTGTTGAAAAGAAAGAGATCCCTGCAGGAACCCTTCCTTTTGGATTCCGCGGAATTCCAGCTCTAAAGACTTCAGTATCCTTAATGGACCAAGCAAATACTGTTGCAGGAACTTTTGGAACTTACGGTCACGGTTATAACGGATCTTACGCAGATTCTCTTCTGAAGCACGACGGTGACGTTGATGACAATGCTGATGAGTTGGTTTTCTCAATTGTTCCTCCGCTTCCGCTAAGATTTAAGTGTACACGAGGATCAGTTTCAAATTCTCCTACATGGATTGGCTCCAGAGGCGCGAACGAAAGATCAGATTCCAGGCTATACTGGGGTGTTAAGTTCGAAAGAATGCCACTTTCTTCCAGTTCAGATCAAGGATCAGTTACAGACGCGGTCTTAAACACAAACGTTGGGGCACTACCTAATCCTCTGGTTTCCACATACGCGAAGTTCCAAGGAATTGATAAGTTGGATGCTGTTGTAACAGGTTCAGCTGTTGATAGATTCAACAATAACAAGTTTACTTTGGCAAGAGTTGCTTTTGCCAACCTCGTAAATTCAGGTTCAGTTGGCGCTGAGCTTAATGAACTTACAGGAACAGCTAAAGAGCACATGCTTGATGCTGCTTATGTAAGAAATGGAACACCGGACTCTACATACTACACAATTGCTGATGCAGGTGTGAATGGTCAAGATACAAGGCTTACATTTGCTTCACTAGTCAACCACAGCAGCTCATCGTATTTTAATAGATTTACAGAGTACGCTAAGTTTAGCACGATGTTCTACGGTGGTTATGACGGAGTCAACTTCCTTGATAGGGATAGTCGCCTAATGAATGACAAAGCATCATCTTCTGATACAGGCGGCAAAGCTATTAAAGGTGACCCGGCTGTTGGTATCGGAGACGGCACCAACAACCCAATGGGGTCAGGACAGAAGAACAACGTCGTGGCATCATTTAAGGAAGCGATTTCCATCATCACTAACCCAATGGCATCGAGAATCAATATTCTTGCAGTTCCGGGAATGAGAGATGCATTCATTAGTGATCACGCACTGGAAGCTGTAAAGAGCTATAGCATGGCGATCTACCTGATGGACGTTATTAAATACGCTACAGGCGGAACGAGATTGTTCGACGATTCAACTGAAAAGGTTGACGTCCAAGAAACAGCTGAGCAGTTTGAGTCAAGAGTTATTGACAACAACTACGGAGCAGCTTACTTCCCAGATGTTGATCTGGTTGATTCGCTCAACAACGAAGTAGTCCCAGTTCCTGCATCAGTTGCTGCAATTAGTGCTTTAGGTTTCAACGATAAGGTTGCGTACCCTTGGTTCGCACCGGCTGGTTTTAATCGAGGCGCCCTAGAAGCTGTAATGAACGTCGACGTTCGTCTTAACTCAGCTGACAGAGATACACTATACGATGCGAGAATCAATCCGATTGCTGTCTTCCCGACCGGCGGCTTCGTGATTTTCGGTCAAAAGACACTTCAGGTTGCTAAGTCAGCACTTGATAGAGTTAATGTTAGACGCCTTCTCTTAGAAATTAAGAGACTGGTTTCTGGCGTTGCTACAAAACTTTTGTTTGAGCAAAATAATGAGCAAACGAGACAGAGATTTGTTAATCAGGTCACTCCTCTTTTGACGTTAATTCAGGCACAGGCAGGAATTGAAAGATTTGGTGTCGTTTGTGATGACACTAACAACACTGAATCAGATCGGGAATCAAATAGAATGAATGGACGAATTGTTCTTGTTCCAACACGAGCAGTTGAATTCATCGCTATTGATTTCGTCGTCACGAATAGCGGAGTTTCGTTCGACTAATGAATATGTATACTATAGGACATTTTGCACAGTTAGGAGCAAGACATAATGGCTGAGCTAACATTTAAGAGCCCAGGTGTCAGTACAAGGGAAATCGACCTAAGCGGTCCTACTGCTTTAGGCCCTCAAGGTACACCGGCAGGAATTATTGGAACCGCACTAAAGGGACGAGCATTCGTTCCTATTACGGTTGCTACTTATCAAGACTTCGTCGCAGAGTTCGGTTCTACTGACGGCGAAAAGTTTGGTCCACTCGCAATGAACGAATGGATGAGAAATGCTAGAGCTGGAACTTACGTTAGAGTTCTTGGTGTCGGCGATGGTAAAAAGCGAGACGATACAACGGGTGTAGTAAAAAATTCTGGATTTGTTGTTGGTGAGCGCTTGGTCAAAGACAGCGGTTTGATTGGATCAACACGTGATGCTCTCAAGACAATGGCAGGACACAATCCTTTCGCGGTTGGACCTGTCAATGCGGACTCTGATGCTGACTTTGCTGATGCTGCTGATAGACCTCAACCTTTAGGTCGAATGAACTGGTTAGGTTCGTTGATGGTAGATGCTAATAGCTCAGGTCTACTTGCCGATTCTGGAATTTCAGACTCAGCTTCAGTTGCTGCAACAGTTACGCTTTCAACTACTGATGGTGACGCCATTCACGGTTTAACTGCTGGTCAAAAGATTACACTGATCAGTACAGACGGTCACATGGTTGACTACTTTGTTTCTGATACCGGAGACAGTGGTGTTGCTAACGGTGCTGCCGTTGCTCAGGGTGCTACTCTTAAGGCCACAGGCGCAGTCACAGCTTCCAGAACTGCTGGATCACACAAAGGTGTGGCAGTTGGTTTTGATTTAAGTGCTGCACTTGCCGGAGGTACAGATCAGGCCGAGTTCTTAAACTCCTTGAAAGACGCTGTTGAGGGTGCAACTGGTCACAATGGTAAGATTACAGTTGGTGCCGATCTAGTTGCTGCCAACGGTGTTCAGAACATGGTCTTCACGCAGGCTTCAACTGGTCAAGGCGGTAACACAATCGTTACAGAAAACTTGGCAACAATTACTATTTCTGGAAACTTTACCGGTGGTGTTGGTGGCGCTGCTAAGCCAATTCTAAGAGCTGCAGTAATGACCGCAGACGGTATTGTGATGGCACTTTCATCATCATACGCTCCGACAGCGATTGACACTACAGAGCCTCCAGTTTCAGATAAACTTGGAACTTTAGAGATGACTGCTGGTGCTCCTCACGGAACAGTCGCTACAGCAAATGGAAAGCAGGCTTTTGAGATCTTCCTAAACGGACACAAGGCAACCAGCCTCTACCCTAATAAGATTAAGGCTTCTTTCGATCCTACAGATCCAAGTTACCTTGGCAAGGTTTTGAATACAGATCCTTCTAAGATTCGTGAAGCAGGTCACTACCTATATGCTCACTGGGATGTACATCCTGCCTTGGCTATTGTTTCAGGAAGTATGGTTGGAGAGCAGGGTCACGAAGACGGCGGCTCTAGCTTAGAAGAAGGTGCTTTCGTTCTCGTTGGAGCAAAAGGTCGCAACCAAGGATCAGCTACCCAGCCAAACTACGAAGATTTCCAGGAAAGATTTAGAACAGCTAGATCACCTTGGTTTATTTCTCAGGACTTTGGAGCAGGAGTCAAGAACCTGTTTAAGATTCATGCCTTAGATGATGGCGCGCGCGCAAACGATCTATTCAAGATTACGATCGAGAATATCGCTGCTAGCAGCAACGAAAATAATAAGTTTGGTAAGTTTGACGTGGTCATTAGAGATTTCTATGACAACGACACAGATCCTGTTGTTCTGGAGTCATACAGAGGTGTTAACTTAGATCGATCATCTGAAAACTACATTGCTAGAAGAATCGGTGATCAGCATGCTTATTACGACTTTGATCAAAGAGCAGGTGCACAGAAGCTAAGAATTGACGGTACTTTCTCTAACAGATCACGATTTGTGAGAGTTCAGCTTCACAGTGATGTTACAAGAGGCGTGGTTCCTCAAACCGCACTACCTTGTGGATTCCGAGGACCCGGTCACCTTTCACTTGATGGTAATACAATGCTTCAGGAAGGTGCATCCGATGGTCAGTTCGTTACAGGAAGTGGTGTTGAGCTTTCTGAAGTACGAGAAGTCATGCAGGTTCCAGTTCCATTTAGAAAAAATGTTTCGCAGGGTAAAGGTAACAAAAAGCGTTCTAACGCAGATCTTTGCTGGGGCGTTCAGTTTGAGAGAATGGATTCGGTCGAGGAGCCCAATAGAAACACTGTGGTTGATTCTTCAATCGCGTCTTTCACCAAGTTCTTCCCAGACCACCGAAAAGATATCGCCAACGTGTTCGTTAGCGACAATGCTGGTGCTGCCAACCTTGGAAACGGTGCTGTTCTAGACAGCGACACTTACAATAACAACTTGTTCACACTAGAGAGAATTCAGGTATCAACTGGATCAACTGATCGACCTGTTGTTACACGATGGGATGCTGCAACATATCGTCGTAGTGCTCCATCACTTGGTACATCATACGATCTTACCTTGGCTGACGGCACAGTGATCGATTCAGATACAACCAGATACTTGGATCCTGCAAAGGATTTCACCCACTTACCAACGCGTAAGTACTTGAAGTTCACAACATTCGTTCAGCAAGGTTTCGATGGATTTAATATCTTCGACAAAGAAAAAGCTAAGCTTTCAGATGTTGCTGCAAGAAGAGAGTTTGGAGAGACTGCTAATCAAGGTGGTGTCCAAGGTCCTACTATCGCTTCATTTAGAAAGGCGATTGATGTTATGGAAGAAAAGGCTGATGTAGAAATTCAGATCCTTGCAATTCCAGGACTTCGTCACCCATCAATTACAGACTATGCTGTCGACTCAGTTGAAAACCGATTCGATGCGATGCTCTTGATGGATATTGAAGAGAAAGATCAGAACAATGAATTCGTTACGGGATCTTCAGAGCAGTTGACAAACGTTACATACACAGTCAATAACTTTGAAAGCAGAAATCTAGACAGCTCATTCGCAGCTGCCTACTTCCCTGACGTTGTTATTACAGATCCTGCAACAAACTCAAACGTTCAGTGTCCGCCTTCAGTTGCGGTGCTTGGAGCATTCTCCTTGAACGATTCAGTTTCGCATCCTTGGTTTGCTCCTGCAGGCTTTACAAGAGGCGCCCTTAGTACGGTATTGGAATCTCAAGTAAAGCTTAAGAGAGCTAATCTAGATGCACTCTACGAGGCAGATATTAACCCGATTACGTCGTTCCCTCACACACCTGGTGTTGTGGTATTCGGCCAGAAGACGTTGCAGGCAGCACAAAGTGCTCTTGATCGTGTCAATGTTAGACGTCTTCTCATCGACATTCGTCGTAGAGTTAAAAAGATTGCAAACGGTTTGCTGTTCGAGCCGAACAGAGTCGATACGCTGGCAAGATTCTCCAACTTGGTGAATCCTGTAATGCAGCAAATTCAGACTCAGCAAGGTTTGGATCGCTATAAGGTACAGATTGATACTTCAACAACGACTCAAGCTGATGTTGAAAATAATACAATCCGTGGCAAGATTTTCTTGCAGCCGACAAGGTCTCTAGAGTTCATCTCTCTAGATTTTGTCGTTACAAATCAAGGAGCCGAGATTTAATCTCGTTAAACGCATACTTAGTAAATAAGGAAACTAGGAGACTACTAAAATGGCAGAGACACTTCAAGTCAGTGATATGCTACCAAATAAGTTTGAGCCGAAACGAAAGTTTCGTTGGGTCTTCGCCATTGAGGGACTCGACTCCTTCTTGATGAAGACCGCTGCACGACCCAACATTACCATTGCAGAGCAGGAAGTACCTTTCATGAACTCTACGAGATACATGGCAGGTAAGGC